CCCTCATAACGACGTTTCATAAGTTTCTCAATACGAGCATCCTCTACGATGTTTACAATGCTTGGATTGATTTTGTACTCTTTATACCACTCTTCGTTTGGAGTGAAGAGAGCATGACCAACTTCATGACTAACAAGCATATCAACCACATCTTCTGTAGTATTATCCCACATAGGTAGGGTCAATACTCTGGAGTGTACATTGAATGATGCGGTCTCAACTTTCTTATGCTCTACAACAAGGTCTTCTGTTGCGAGAAGTTTTGCTAGTTGTGATTTGATTTCGTATTGGATTGTCATGAGGATTCGTGTCTGATATACTTATTATAACAACAAAACCGTCCCGAAGGACGGTCAGTAGACACTTTTTAAAGTGTCTAAACTCCCAATGCGTAATCCAATGCTTTCTTTGCCGTTGCCATTAATTTAACTTTATTATAATCCTTTGCATATGGAACTGTCAATGCAAATCCAAGTAAATCTCCTTTGGGATCGTCAGGTATTCCCATGGGTTGTACAAAAAATATTCCTGCATGTGCAACACACTTCCATCCTATATCTACAAAACCCAGTTCTCTCAGTGCACATTCTAACTTGAGAGAGTCACAAGCCTCTTGTAAAAGCATACGGATAACCGAATCTAAAATTATTTATAGTTATGAGATGAATCATCTGCATGACAAAATCCTTTTGGCATAAAATTCATAGCAAGTGAATTTCGATTTTTATTATTAGTGTTTTGTTCAATATAATGTCTGATATAACCAGGAATCAATAACATATGTCCTTTTCTTGCCTCAAGTCCAACATCTCCTGCTGCAACTAATCCAAAATCTGTAGTTTTAAATGGAACATGAATTTGAGGTAATTCTTTTGTAACAACTAATCTAGAATTATTATCTTGAAAATAAAATATTCCACTGTAAAAGGAATTTGTATGATAATGATTTCTACCTAAATCATCAGGTAGAACACGAGTAAACCAACTTGTAGACATTTTAAGTGGTACAGTATATTCTATTTCAGATAATGCTTCATTAACTATTTCTTCGATTTTTTTTACTAATTTTTTATTATTTTTTAAGCTAAAAACATTATCATTTCTATTATACCAATCATTTTCCCATGTTGATTTATCAAATTCTTTCAGAACATCATCAATTAACTCTGGACATTCTACATCATATATTAAAGTTGGAAATAATTGTACTCTAGTTGCCTTTTTCATTTAACTACCCCACTAAATCCTTTTATTTTATCAAATTTAATTACATTATCAAACTTATCATGTAAATCTGATTTATGAGATATCACAAATATATTAGCACCCTTTATAATATAACGAATAATTTTAAGAAATTCATCTGTTCCAAATCCATCAAGAGATGAATCAAACACTTCATCCATAATTAAAAGGTTTGTGTTTACTGAATTTTTAATTCTAGCAACTTCCCTCCATGTGAAAAGAAGTGCTAAGTCAATACGCATCTTCTCACCTTCACTAAACGATGCGTATGAAAAATCTTCATGAATTGGAGATTGAACGGTTTCATTAAATTCTTCATCCAAAGTAAAATTAATATAAAAATCCATCAACTGAAGGTATCGATTTACCTGTTGATTAATTAAAGGTAGATATTTTTTAATTATTTTTGTTTTAACTCCATCATCTTTTAGAAGAGAATAAGCAAAATCATAATGACTAATTTCACTTTTCTTATCTGCCAACTCTTCTATTGTTGTTTGAAGACCTTCGTTAAACTCTTTTAATTTTTCATTTTCAGTATTTCTATTTTTAAGTTGCTCGGTAATAGTTTGAACTTCTGATTCCAAATCTCTGATTTGTCGTTGAAATCCAGAGATCTGAGTATTGTTTTTAGAAATGCCATTGTTGAGTTTAGTAATCTCCTTAGATAATTTTTGAAACTGACGTTCTCGGTCTTGCTCTTTTTTGATGGTTTCTTCAAGGTCTTTATAACCCTTCTTAAGTTCCTTGGCTTTAGTTTGAACGTCAGTAATTTTATTTAAACGAAATTCTTCCTCTATTGGTTGAGTACATGTAGGGCATGCCGTATTATCTGTAAAAAACTTGTGTTCTTTTGTAAGGGTTGATACTTTATTTGATAATTTACCTTTTAAATTGTTAAGTTTCAGTAACTTTTCTCCTGCACCAATTAATTTTTGTTGTTCATTTGTCAGATCAAGAACATCATTTTCTAAAGCTTGATTTATCATAGTGACATTATGAATTTCTTTGTCTAGATTATCTCTTTTCTTTTGATTTTCATTTATATTATATTTTCCTTGTTCCTCTAACTCTTTAATAAAATTATTTTGCATCATTATTTTATCCTTAAAATTATCTTTTTTAAAATCTAAGGATTTTATTTTTTCTTTTTGCAATCTAATTTGTTCTTTTATTAGATTATTCATTGCAGAAAAAATACGAATATCTAAAAGATCTTCAATAACTTCTCTACGATTATTTCCAGTTAGTTGCATAAAAGGTACGAATGTACTACTTCCTAATATAACAATCTGTGTAAATGATTTATAATTAACTTTTAATATTGTTTCTTCTAAGATTTTTTGATTAGTTCTATCATCTGCTTGTTTATGTAATGGATTACCATTAACCTCAATATCAAAAATGTTTGGTTTAATTCCTCTTCTAATTAAATATTCTCGATTATTAACTGAAAAATTTATTTCAACTAAACATTCTCTTTCGTTAACAGTATTAATTAATTGTGATTTATTAATTTTACGAAATGGTTTATTAAAAAGACCAAATGTTAATGCATCTAACATAGTAGATTTTCCAGAACCATTTGTCCCAACAATTAAATTGGTTTTATGTTCTAGAAAATTTATCTCTGACCAATTATTACCAGTGCTCAGAAAATTTTTCCATTTAATTTTTTCAAATAAGATCATTTTGTAGTAGGTTTAGGTGGGATTACAATATCATTGGGAGTTATGATTGTATATTTGTAATTGTAAAATTTACAGGTTCGAAGAGCAAGATCATCATCAACTTCAACTAAATCCATCTCTTCACTTCCATCTTCTTCTAACATCATAGCATATCTTTCAGCATCGTCTTCTTGCTCAAACATGAATAATACTTTATTGCCATGTTTATCATGAACAGAATACGCACCCTCATCTCTCTTATCTTTTAAAGCAATAATCCACATTATTCTACCTCACAAGCTTGTTGATAAATATCTTGAAATATATTTTTAATTATATTTTTATCAAATTCTATTTCAGATTCATCAATATAACGATTTAAAATTGATAATGTATTTTCATCCTCATCGATATCAAAACTTTGATTTTCTGCTATTGCAAAATTTTCTATAATTTTTAAATCTTGAACACCAGAGTTATATAATTTATCAATAAATTTTTCAAAATTTTTAGGATTTGATTTATTACGAACAATGACTTTTACAATTTTATTATTGTATTTTGTTGTATTGAATAATTTGTAATTCGTATCATCGTAATATATGTTATAAAATAATTTATATGGATTGTTAATTGGAGTATGTTCTAAAGTATCTGTATCAAATATATGAAAACCTCTTGGATCATTTACATCATTCCAATACATTTCATAAGGGTTTCCTAAGTAATATATTTTTCCATCATTTGAACGAGTATGAAAATGTCCAGAATAAACCTTTTCAAATTTATTAAACATTCTAATATCTGTTCCATTTTCCATCACATGACCACGAGTTGCTTGAAATCCATTCAATTCAAGATGTCCCATAACAACTTTAGCATCTGTACTATCAATTAATTTTTTAGTATCCTCATAATTTTCAGAATTAATCCAAGGTAAAAAAAGTATTTTTAATTTATCAATAACTAATTCTTCTGCTTTTGTATAAATTTTAATATTTGAATAGTTTTTTAGTAAAAGATCTGGTGAATTAACATCATTTGTATTTTTATAATAACAATCATGATTACCAATACTAAGATATACTTTATACTTTTGTAGTGGATCTAGAACAACTCTCTTTGACCATTCAAGACTTTGAAGATCAATTGCTTTTCTACTATCAAATATATCTCCCATGTGCACCACAGTATCTATTTCATACTCTTCTAAAGTAGGAAAAAAAACATTCTTATAAAATAATTCAAAATAATCATGAAGGAATTTTGAACCCTTACGTGCACCATAATGGGTATCTGTAATAATAGCAATCTTCATTTAGTCATCCAGTCTAATACTTCTGATGGTAATTTACCGACTCTAGGATCAGAGTCTTTTACTGTATGGGGATCCATTTCACCCTTGGGTAAATATGTAAGTTCACGCAGTGACCTAACATTGGGATTACTTGTAACATTAGTGGGCAATCGTCCAAGAGCGACATTATCATAGTTAAGTTGATGTCTGTCAAATGTAGCAAGTTCATATTCCTCCGTCATAGATAAGCAATTAGTTGGACAGTATTCTACGCA